AAAACCAATAGACATTGCATCTAAAGCACCCATTTTTAATAATTCATAAGCATCTCTACCTGCTGTCGTTTTTAAGGCTAATTTACCTTTAACGTACAGTCCTTGCTTATCTTCTTTGATTGATTCAAATACACCTATAGGCATATCTGATTTATGTTGGTATAACAATTTAACACCCATAACACCTCTTTTTTTAAGGCTTCTTCTGAATGCTCCTGTTTTTATGACATCATTACCTAAGTCTGTATTTTCAAATACAGATGCGTAACCTTCAAACTCACCATACTCTTTATCTTCGCCTTCTTCTTCTTCGTAGGCTTTGATTTCGGTTTTGATTTCTATGTACTCGTTATCTGTAGGTAATTCTATAACTTCGTTTTTAACATCTTCGCCAGTTGCACTGATGTATTCTTCGTGAGTTTTGCAAGGCATGTATATTGTATTGCCTTCTTCGTCATGTGAATGTATTCCTGCACAACCTATTTCTTCTGCACGTGCTTCGGCTTCTTCTGATGTTGTGAAAACATCTTTCCTTATTTCGTCTTTACTTTCTTTCTCGTTAGAAACCTCGTCAGAGGTGTACAGGCTTGTACGATTAGCTAAGATATTTTCTGCATCTGTATACTCAGTTGTCATAAAGCTATCCTCGTTTTACTATATATAGTAATTCATTGTTAATCATAGCACAATATCTTCAGCGTCTGCATAGATTATTACACACCTACAATTCACATTGTTTTTTGCACCACCTCTTGGGTCTCCTGCATGACTCATTTGTGTACCGCCTATGTCAAAATCTTCGTCCATTGCCCTAACTTGTCCATTTGCTTCAACGTGTGCAGACCTCGTTCTGTTGTCACTTGTTGAAACCCATTTTTTCATCATATTCAAATCTAAGTCTTTTTTCAATATATCGTGATATTGATGATTTGCGAAACTTGCAGCATTGTGTGTTTCAGTCCTTGCAATCAAAGCGGCTCTGCTTTTACTAATAGGCAAAACTTTATTACTAATATTCTGTGCAATCTGATTTACACTCAAACCTTCTTCCCTTCCTTCGGTTATTATTCTTTCAACTCTCTTTGCTATAGACATTGATATACCAGAAAGATATAAAAGTCTACCCTTGTTGTAAATTTCTATTAATTCCTCAATATCAATGTTTCTGCCAAATATTACTGCTTCATCTGCTTTTTTTATTTTGTCATAGTTAGCTTCGTTAGAATCAAATATGCTTCTAAACACTTTTTTATAATGCATAAACATAATAGGTAGGAATTCTTCTTCTAAGTCTCTGGCTGCTATAAACTGATTGTAAAGATTAAATTCTTTAAATAAGTAAGCCTTAGTGTTAACGAATCTACTGAAAGCACTCAACAACTGTCGGTATATTCTTCTTTCTAGATTTCTTCTTAGTATGTGTTGTCTGCGTATCTCTTTGCGAGTATTTATCCTTCCCTGTCGGAAATTTTGTATCTGTTTAGTTTGCACTAACGATAATGTCATTAGATTTTACGTAGCGTTGCAAATCTGTGTCCTACTATTATCTCTGATGGCTCACCACCACGATAAACTTCTATAAGGCATGCAGGATTTTCTTCTGTCGCATTGAGCGTTAAGTTAGTGTCAGGTACTGGTAACTTACCAGACCTCACAATCTTTTTGATTTTACCTCTTGCTCTGCCGCCAGAACTATCCCAAGAAACCATATCACCTACTTTTAATGCATCAGCTTCTGCTTTGCTTTCGTTTTCTATTTGATTTCTTTTTTTAGTAGACCAAGAGAAACCTGCGTCGCCACCCCACAATGCCCATGCTATTCTTCCTGCACTTGGATAACCTTCTTGACCTTGTTTAAATCCTTGTCCTTGTTTATCTACTTCGTGTCTGCTGAAAAAACTATACATACGTTTTACTGTGCTTGGCGAAAGTTTTTGTTTGCTAATCAACTGATTGGCTCTAGTTACACCGACTCTTGTTCCACCCCTTTTATATTCCTCTCTCCATTTCAGACCTCTTTTTGCTTCGGTTGCCATGCCATCACTAGGTGTAAAATCAATATCTGCAATCGCTTTTTCGTCATGCCAAAAATCATATTTATCTTCTCCATCAATTTCTTCTTCTTCAACATCTTCGTATTCATTTAGGTCTACTTCGTTATCAGGTTTGTCAGGCTCTGGTGGACTTTCACTACCTAATGGGAATAAGGATGCATTGATATATATTTCATCACCACCATCAACAGGACTAAGACCAATCTGTTCTCTGGCTTCGTTCCTTGTCATGATTCCTGCATTTACTGCCTGTGTAATGTTTTCGTAAGTTTTTCTTTTTCTTTCTGCTAATGCAGGTATTTCTTCTGTACTAAATTCTAAATACAGTCTTTCATCAAACATAGGCACTAACCATTCATTAAGGTCTGACTCTACTAATTTTAAATGTGGGATTATTGTTTCTTCATACAATGCCAATCTTGCTTCTGCCACATTTGCATAAGTTTGTGCATCAGGAACACCGACTAATTGTGAAGGTACACCGAAACATAAAGCGATATCGGTAGCACTCATGTGTTTCAGATTAATGAAATCCATGTCTTTAGGACTCAAACCCATTTCCTTCCAATCAAAATCTCCTTCTAACAACATCGGTCTACCTGCGTTACTTGCACCTGTGAATCTGTTATTTAGGTCTGTTAGTAACTGTTGTCTTTGTGATTCAGACAAATTGATTGCAAAACCACCATCATCTTTAGGCTTGAATATAACAGCACCGCTTGGTCTTGCACCATTATTCAATAGATTTATATTGTGCTGACTGGCTAAATTGTGTTGGTCAACTTCTACTGCTGCCGCTGCAAGTGGCGAACAACCATAATAATCATCTAATGGATTCCACAGTTTGATGTGTTTAAGTTCACTAAATCCTGTGTTGGGGTCTACCTTGAAACTTTGTTGTACTTTGCCATTGATAACATAATCGTATCTTTGTGGTATAGATTTGTTGCCGCCTTGTATAACTACTCGGTCTGGTCTTAATAAATGTAGTTCTCTCGGCTTCCCTATTTCGCTACCTACTTTTAGAACATAAGCATTACCGCTTAATAAAAGAAAACCAAACATGGCATTCATAAACTCTGATTTAGACTGTAATGGATTGGGTCTATCCATAAGATTAATCAGTGGATGTTGCTCTATCACATCATCACCGCTTTTGAGTAAGTAGTCTACAGAACTTGCACCTTTTGATATTTCATTGACACAACGATATACAATCGCATTTTTCTTATAACCTTCGTTTGCTAAATCTGCATATTTGTATTCTTTGCTGTGAGAATTCACACCGAAATAACCGACCATGTTGCCTGCTTGTTTTATATCTGTTTGGATTACATTGCTACCAAACATTCTTTGAAATAGATTTTTCTTTTCTGCCATTAGCTTATTCTCCAATTTACATGTCCTTTTGATTTGCTTAATTCAGACATACCCCAAACTAATGCATCAAGTCTATCAGGACTCGTTTTTATATCTCCTGTATAAGTACACATCTGTGATTCTAATTCAGGATAATAACCAACATGATGAACTCGCTTCTGCTCATACAATGCAGCAATAGGTTCTGCTCTTACTAGCTTCCCTCTTGTTGCGTGAACTGACCTATAAGGAATATCACTATCTATATTTCTTAGCAGTCTTTCCACCAAGTCGCCACCATTATTAACTTCTGCCACTATTCTATCAGCTTCCCATTCATAATAGGCTCTTATTGCTATTCTACCCCATTTGTCTGCAGAATACTTCCCAGACAAATCTTCTAATACATAGTATTCGTTATTCATGTCTTTGCCAACCACAATAATACCTGTTTCGTCTGAATTTTCGTTTGCTGTTACTGCAGGGTCAATAGCAACAATTATGTTAGTTAGTTCACGTTCTGTGTCATCTCTGAGCCTTGTTTCTTCAATTTCGGCACTATTCCACAATGCTCCTTCAAAGTTATCAACTACTTCTGCGTATAACTCCTGCCGACCTAATGTAGTACCTTCATATCTATCTTTAAGCATAGCCAATGCACTTTCAGCAAGGTTTGCTTCGTTTTCAAAAGTACTGCCACTTGTAACATGGCAATCTTTCCTTTCAATAAGTTCTTTTATTATCTTTGTTGGTTTAGGTGTTGTAGTTATGACACACTGCGGTTTTGCTCCTAAACGCAGACCAAACATTAACTGATCAAATGCTTCAGGATATCTCCAAGCCGCTAACTCGTCACACCATGCTCTATGAAATTGAGGACCACGAAGTCTGTCTGGTTCTTGTGCAGCAAAGCCTGATATTTTTGAGCCATTAGATAATCTTATCTCAGACGTTGAAGAAGAATATCCCTTTTGGTCACTAGACTTTATGAAACATTCTTTTGGTATAATTGACAATAAACCACTTGGACCACCAAAACATACTCTTCTTAAATCACCATGAGTCGGTGCTACTACTGCACAATTAGAATTAGGATGCCTTAATGCATAAGTAACGATATCTTGTGCACCTGTCCTAGTTTTACCCCAACCACGTCCTGCTAGTATTAACCATATGTAGAAATCTACGTCAGGTGCTATTTGTTTTGCTCTAGCTGTCTTTAGCCAATTAGTGTACAGAGCTATCGTTTGCTTGTTGCTTGTTTCTTGCAACTGTGTCAAGCAATTCCATAGCTTCTCTGAAGGCTGCTTCTTCTGTGATGTTTGCATTTAGTTCCACATTATGGGTTGTTTCTCCTAATGCTAATTTTGCCAATCTTTGTGCGGATAATGCAGCATTAGCTAGAGCGTTTATTTGCGAAGGAATAAAGTTCTTTTTACCTTCATTGATGTTTTCAGTGTTCTTTCTTATGTTCTGTCCGACTGTTGCCATTAATGCTTTTGCTAAGTTGAGACTGTTTGTATCAAACTTCTTAGATTCTACACTTAGATTTTTGGCTCTTTCTTGGTCTAGCTTAGACAAATATTGTTGTTGAAATCTTTCTCTTTCTACCTTCCAACTTTCTTTGTTAGCTGCCCTGTAAAGCGTTGATTTAGCTACTTTATGCTTTTTGTACAGTTCATCAAGAGTGAACAAAACTCTTTCACCTGATTCATCGTCAATACCTTGCACATATTCATTACGTATTTGTAATTTAAGTGCATCAGTAAGTTTTTTATTTGCTGTTTTAGTAGCCATATTTTCTCAATATTTCTCACAATGTAATACATTTCGGAATAGATGTAAATTCTATAATACTTATTCTTCAACATATCTATCTAAATCTTTTAGTTCTTGTACAGTCAATTTATATAATTGTTGCCAAGTGTATCTTCTACCGCAAGGATAAGTACCTGTCTTGTCATAATCCCAGTAGTCTGGGTGGTTGCCATCTATGTAAACATCTTTTTCAAAGAACAAACTATTGTACTCATTATATTCTTCATATTGTTCTACTTTTAATCCTTGATGCCTGTCTGCTAGTTTTTTAATTTCCTCATACCAATCTATCTTTACTTTAGGTTGTTTCGGTGTGTATTCATCATGTTTACGAGTAAGCCTATCTTCATCATAAATCTTTTCGTAATGCTTTAGCTTTCGTTCTATTTTCTTCATGCTGTTAGCTATCCTTTTCAGATTGCTTTCATACTGTTTTTGCTTCTTAAGTAAATTAGCTTGTCTACTTTGTAGCTGTTTATAGTTCTTAGCTACTTTATTTATGGGTTGTTTTGGTTTATCTACTTTCTTGAAATAGTCTGCATCAGTAAACTTATCAGTAATAATTGCCATTTGTTTTTCATCAAGTGGGTGATGCCTAAACTGTGAATGTTCATATCCATAGTTATGCATCAACTCATGTGCGAACAATTGTGCAATGTTATACAAACTCAAATCCTCTGACATTGATAAATGCATGTCGTAGTTTACACCATAGTATTTATCTAGGTATGCACGACCAGAATAGCCATGTTTCTTTTGCCATATTTGTATCTTAAGTGTTTTCCAATATCTAAGTTTGCCTTCTGATTTAGATATCTCCCTATGTATGTGACTGTAAAGTGTTTTAAGTTTTACAGTATCAAACGCAGATGTGTTTTTTATTATTTTCATATTACTTTCCTCAATTTATTATTTAATTATTCTTTATTCTACATTATAAGACAATAACTATTTATTCCGAAAAGGGTTTTCTTTTTTGCAAATATAGGGCAGAATCCATAACGTACTAAATTGAAGGAGATAAAATGAAACTATACCACGGAACGTCTTACAGAAATCTACAACAAATTATTAAAACAAAATCTATTGTTCCACGTAAGGGTGATGGCAATTGGAAACACACATTAAAAAGTAATCCTGAAATGGTTTACCTGACTAATTGTTATGGTTGTTATTTTGCTTTCAATAGCACTTACCATTTAGCTGATGAAAGCATACCTGATGGTGAATATGATGCTAATAACTATG